ATGCAGGATTTGCCGCTTCCCATTTGTTAGTCGCAGTGTTGTAAATTAAAGTGTATCCATCTTGAACACCCTCTAGATCTACATCCGCTAACGTCTCTATTTTAGTTGATGTTCTTTTACTTACTATACTTGTATTTATAGCATTTGAAGTTCCTACTGTAACTTTTAAAGACATTATTTTGTTACCTCTGGATTAATTACAACGATTCCCTCGAGAACTCGTAGCGTTTCGCCATCGCCTGTGATTTCAATATCATACACATACCTCCCTGCTTTTATTGCTGAGGTTTGCACTGCAGTCAATGAAATAGTAACCTCACCATCTTCGGGTAAAGAAACTGCTGCAGTAAAATTAGTAGCAGTAGTAGTGTAATACGATCTGCGCATTTGTGCTGCTACAGTATAACCAGTAAGATCTTTTAGATCTCCGTTCTGATCATTTACTGCGAGGGACAATGAAAAAGTTGTTCCTTGGTCAATATAGATATTTTGAATTTGTGCCATCGGAAACCCTTATAAATTATACGGTAATATTTATAATAAATGAGAATACTATGCAAACGATTTTGATGCTAAAATATGGTAAAAAATATTCTGCTGCGGACGTCAACAGAATAGTAAATGATACTGGTAGGAAGTATACCTACGTCTGTTTTACCGATGATCCAGCAGGTCTAGACCCAATTGTTGTTGCTTGGCCTCTGCCAGATGACATAGAAGGTCATTGGTATAAGGTTTGGATGTTCAGTCAACGAGGGTTTGGTGATGTTCTTTACTTAGATCTTGATGTCAGAATACAAAAAAATATTGATCATCTGTGGAATTACCTTGACATTTATCCAACAATAGCGTATACTTACTGGAAGAATAAAGAGTGGCCTGAGCAACATGGTGACACTCATGGTATGCGCTACTTGAGCAACTACAACTCAAGTGTGATGATGTGGAAAGATGGGACTGTCCATCATATATGGGAACACTTCGAGAGCAACTCTGATTACTTTATGGTTAAATACTTTGGTGATGATAGATTTTTATGGCACGAAGATTTTAGATTTAATTACTTCCCGAAAGGTGAGATATATTCGTTCGTATATGGCGCAGACTATTATGGTATAGATGATCACAATGAATCTTTCTGGTATAGACCAAGTTATACCATAGCATTATTAAATGGATTAGACCAGTTTCCTGGAGCAGATAAAGAGTATGATGAACTTCGTATGCATTAAGTGGGGTGACAAGTATCCTGCCAAGTATGTAAACAATCTTTACAACATGGTAAAGAAGAATTACGCTCGCAATCCTGCGTCGTATACCTTTACATGTTACACTGATAATCCAGAGGGAATTGAATGCGACACAGCAGAAATTCCAGACGATGGTATCCTGCATCCGAAATATTGGTTCGGTAAAGAAACTTTCTGCTTTGACCGAGCAAAGTTCTCGGTATTTAATTCGCACAACTGGTTGGGATACGAAGGCAACTGGTGTTATTTTGATCTTGACGTAGTAATCCAAGAGGATATAACTGAGGTTCTGGAACTTGCACAGAAACCTCGCATCATTCAATGCCGCTGGCAACCACAATCACAGAAACACGACAGATTGTTTATTGATACTAGAGGAACCTTTTTTAATTCCAGTATGATGCTTTGGCCTGGTAAATCATGCGAACATATTTACAACGATGCCATCGAGAATTCCGAATCGATATTTAAAACTTTCTTCAAAGGAAGTGACAACTATCATTATTGGAGGCAAAGAGACTTCTGGAAAGATATTCCAGGCGGATGGATCTATTCTTGGAATCGAGGAAAGCATCACCCAGATGATGTCGAACGATTTAAGTTTCGATCCGATGCTAAGATTTGCTTGTTCAATACAGACAATGTTCCTCATCCTTCCGCCAAAGAGCAAATAGAACTAGCAGATTGCCAAGATGAAAATATTATTGGGTTGTGGAAATGAGAGTTAATTACGTCTGCTGTAAATGGGGAACAAAATACTCTGCGGAGTTTGTCAATCGTCTTTATCGAATGGCAAAGAAGCATACTCCAGATAATTTTGAGTTTCATTTCTATTGCTATACCGACAACAGTGAGGGGTTTGATAATGAGATTAAAGTCATCGACTTCCCAGACATCCCTGACATCCATCCGAAATACTGGTTTGGATCTGAGGATTTCAAATACGGCATGGCACGTTGCTGGGACAGACCAAAGACGTTCATCTTCAACACCCACAAGTTCGCAGACGATAATCCCACTGGAAGATTTGTCTTTTTCGACCTTGATGTTATCATACAAAATGATTTGTCGCCAATCATCACTTATGACCTAGAGAATCCTACCAAGTTGCGCTCGTGGTGGCAAGATCCGAGACCGATGAAGTCTCGCAACTTCAAACTTTCCCATGGCGCATATACTAATGGTAGTTGTATGGTATGGTCAGATGATCAGACAGAATGTATTTGGCAGGATGTATTGGAACACCAAGAACGTATTTGGTTCACGTTCACCGATGGAACTGACAACTATCATAGTTGGCGATGGGGAGACTTTAGTGATACACCCCTCTGGCGACACTTCCCAAGCACATTTGCGTATTCATACAATCGCGGCCGTAACTGGCACGAAGGCGACTTAGAAGTCGCTAAATATAGAAAGGACTGTATCCTCTGCGTGTTTAATGTTGACTTGCTACCATTTCAAGATAACAGCAGAGGCAAAGTGAAACAGGAGTCGCTCGTCGATCCTGATCTTTTAGAGCATTGGAATGTATAATGATTAGTATCTATACCGTAAAGTGGGGATACAAATATGGACCAGAACATGTCAATAAAATTCTGGAACAATGTAAGAAGTATATTACTTCTGAGTTTGAGTTTTACTGTCTGACCGAGCATTCGCTTGGGTTAGATCCAGAGATAAATGTCATTCCTTTTCCTGAAGATAATTATTATGAGAAATGGTGGAACAAACTTTATCTTTTTGATAAATCTGTTATCAGAAAACAAGGTGAGAAACTTTTCTTAGACTTGGATATTGGGATTCAACAGAACATCGATTGTATAGTTGAGCACGATCCCGAGGACGGTTTAACATTTGTTCGCACCCACTGGCACAATATGAAGAAAATGAAAGAGGACACGAAAGAGATCCCTCACAAATACACAGATCTAAACTCGAGTGTTTTGAGATGGAATGACAGATTGGATGTCGATAAAATTACAAAGTTTGTAAAAGACTATCCTGATCAAATGTTTTATTATTATAGAGGACTTGATAATCTTTTCGGTCACCAGAGAGATCGTTTACTAAAAATTAATCATTTTCCTGATGGTTGGGTTTATAGTTATAACTATGGATACATGTGGCCAACTGATGTGAGAGAACAAGTCCTGAGAGAAGAACCACTTATCTGTTTATATGATTCAATGGAAAGACCACAAGATGTTAAACTATAATTACTTGAACAATTATCGCCACTGGGGCGAAGGACTAGATAAAATTGCCCATGAGATGCCATGGAAGCACGAAGACTTTCGTAAGTCGATGAATCCCAATACAATGGATGCTGCTATTTGGTTAGTAAAAGAACTACAGAGATTTACTCCTGGACCAAAACAACTGGATATTACAATTCTAAATTCTTGGTTAGGATTTCCGCTTGTTCCATTACTGTGTGAAAATTTAAATGTCAAGAAAATTAATCTAATTGACATCGATAAAGATGCGCTTGAACTGTCAAAAGTTTTCAATCGGTATTATTCCAATAAAGGTGTCGAACTTAATCATATCAATTGGGATATTCCCTTTGCATACCATGACATTAATGCACTAGAAACAGATATTGTAATTTCGATTTGCTGCGAGACAATGTATCCTCTGAAGAAAATGACAACTGCAAACAAGGATTGTATCTTTGCTTGTCAGTCGTCAAATGTTTTCAGAGAAATGTATGGTATTAATTGCGTTCCATCTATCGAAGAGCATATCGAGAATGTTGGTGTTACTGATGTTTTCTACGAGGGATCTATTAAACAGTCATATTACAGTTGGGATGGTAAGGTCGAGTTCGATCGCTTCATGGTAATTGGAAAAAAGTAAATGATGTTAGGAACAAACACAGATATTAAAAAAATAACTGAGAATTGGATTCCAGAAAATTCTGTAGGCGCAGAAATTGGTATCTGGAGAGGTGATACGTCAAAACAACTTTTGACAAAATGTAGTTATCTACATATGATAGATCCATATAATATCAGCGTATATGAAAATACTACTGATTGGTTGAATATTGGATACGAAAAAATCTTAAAGAGATATTCTTCATTAGTAGGTTCGACCGATCCCGCAGATTTTCAAAAATTTTATGACGATCTCTATCTTGACGTTTGTGAAAAATTTAAAGATTTACCTGCAACTATCCATAGAATGACTTCTCGGGATTGGTTTTCTTCGTATACTGGAGAAAAATTGGACTGGATTTATATCGATGGCGATCATAGTTATGAGGGTGTGATGGAAGATTTGGTATCTAGTCTTGATGTGGTAAAACAAAATGGATTAATTTTTGTGGATGATTATTCAATAGATAATAGGTTACATCCTGGAGTTAGGGCAGCAGTCAGAGATTTCTGCTATGAGAGAAAATTAAAATTCATGAGATTGTATATCAATACGTGCATGATAGAATTGGGGTCATAATATGGGTAGAGCAAGAGTTGTAGCACCACCACCACAAGATCATATTCCAGAACCTTTAGTGTCAGTACCACTTCCACCAGAGGAAGTAGTCGCGGAAGAATGGATCGAAGGAAACTTCCAAGAAGAAACTGTAATCAATGAACCTTCCCCAGAAGAACTTGAGAAGGAAAGAATAGCACAAGAAAAACATGAAGAATTGCAGCGAAAGAAAACAGAAGAGGAATCTAGAATTTCTGCTGAGATGCAAAGTTTACGCGAAGAAAACCAAAGACTTACACGCGAAAAAGAAGCAGCGGAAAGAGCAAAAGAAGAACAAATTGTAAAGATGCGACAACAGGCAACTGATCAGCGCAACAATCAACACATGATTCAATTAAACATGACACCAAAAATTCCATCGTTAATTAGTAAAATTAAAACACTATTTCGAAACCGTCGAATTAAGTCTGCTACTAATGTTGGAATTAAAAACTATGAAACTGCAATCCTCGAGCGAGCAAGAATTGCAGTTCCTAAGTTATTAGATGATATTGAAAAAATGCACGAGCAGTTGACTATCCTAGAGGATCTACTCACAAAAT